TCGCAATTAGACATTGTTGGGCTCAAAAGTTCGGCTTAGCTGAACTCTACAACTTTGATGATAATTGTAAAATTATAGTTTTGGGTGATGATCATGTTTTTACTGTTTCTCCTTTTTATAGACCCTACTTTAATGAAATGACACTAGGACCTCTTATGAAGGAGATTGGTCTTACTTATACCACAGAAACTAAGGGTGTTGCCACAGTACCTATGAGATTTTTGACTGAAGTTGAATTCTTGAAAAGAACCTTCAGAAAGGAACAATCATTGGGTCTCTATGTAGCTCCCTTGAGACTTAATGTCGTTCTGGAAATCCCGTATTGGTCCAAGAAAGGAGCTTTATATGAGGAGATAACTATTGATAACTGTGACTGTGCTGTTAGAGAACTTTCTTTGCATGGCAAGGAGATATTTCAAGAATATTCGAGTAAGATCATTAAAGGTATGAAAGAAAAATTGAATACTTCTGTTTCTGTAACTTCTTATATAGTCACATTAGCTCATGTTGTCTCTCAAGATTTCCATTATTAAACCGAACTAAATACGACCAACACGTCTTTAAACTGTTTATACCCTTTAGGCATTTATAAAATATCCAGACTTTTGTCTTAAAACAAATACCCATGCTATGTACACCCAATATAATATACCAAATAACACGAATAAGTTCCGCTTTGCTTATATCGCCCGTTCTAAAATTAGAAGCTTTCCTCAACCTACCATTTTTAAAAATAAGAATTCCATTCGAATTGTCAACCGATCTTATAACAATACCCATCCGTACTTTTATTCACATGTTCTTCAAGATCAGCTGGATAAGCTGCAAATGGACTATGAATTATATCTTAGATTACTTGATAAGAAGAATCATATGGAATTATATCCACCCTTCTCGCCTCAATCAGGAGATTCAGGGGATATAGACTTGTCAGCAAATTTTGGTTCTAGAATGACCAGAGAGGCTGTTCAAGAAACAGGAGAGACCATTATTGGATCTAATTTGGCTGCAGCCAATGACGCAATTATTAAGACTTCTCAGATATCCCAATATACTGATTTACCAAGTCATATTAAAGGTACAGCTATAGATGGCATTGATTTAGATATCAAATCATTCATGGCTAAACCTTATCCTTTTCTAACAGGAACTTTTGCGACAGCTGATAATGCCACGACCTATTTAGCGTACCCATGGGAGGCACCTCTTCAAGATGGTGTTCCTATGGTTAGCAATAAGTTAGCTGGTGTTTTCGGTTTGAGAGCCACATTGGTGCTAACTCTTCAAGCTAATCCTAATAGATTTCAGCAAGGACGTTACATTTTAGCTTTCGTTAACACGGGAGGAGCTAAAGTCAGTGCCACAATCACCGATCAAGGAACTTCATGGTACAATATGCATAGAGCAACGTTAGTTCAGATAACTCAGCTACCTCATGTTGAGTTTGATATAAGTAAAGATACGCAAGTTTCCTTAAGGATTCCATATGTGTCTTGTGTCAATTACTGGGCCAATGTGGCTAATGCTGCTAATACATCTACCTCGCCAGGGGTTTTCTTTATGTATCCTTATTCACCAATTGACCAAGCTGGGGGAGGTGCTTCTTGTGGCTTCACCTTGTATACCCATTATGAGGACGTCGAAATTTATGGAAATGCTCATCCTCAATCAGGATGGGAAGCTCAGATGTCATTT